TATAAAAGATTAGTTGCAGAAATAATAATTTCTTTAAGGATACATTTTCTATAATGATCATATTGAAAATTATATCCCTCGGCTACTTCAGCCATAGAGAATACTTCCTGACTAATTTCTAAAATTAATTTCTCCAGTTCATCACCTGATTGCGTATCAAAAAATTCTCTTATTGCATCTTTGATACGCTCATCTTTAGCCTCATCAATAGCACCATAATAATCTACTGACATTATTTTACCTCCATATTGTTAATAGAATTTTCACTACCAAAATCTTTTTCTACAAAGTATCTTTCCGCTAATCGCATACCTTGATCAAAAGTTTTAGTAACGCCCATTACCAACCATTTAGAACTATAATCGTGTAATTTATATGGAGAAATAACCATACTTGCCCATATCCATACGTTGTATAGACCATCTGATCTTTTAACAAGATCAACAAATGGTTTGCTTTTATTCCAAGCTATATCTCTAGCAGTAAAATTTCCTACCATTTTATCACCATCCTTGTAAATATATAGGGGTTACAAACCAATGAATAATTACATAACTAAGCACTAATGCAAAGCTAGTAACCATCGCACCTAGAAACACTGGATGTAAGATAACCTTATCCAATGTTTCACAAAATTTATCTAAAACGTATTTCATTTAATCATTCCTGATGTTAGATATTTAGATAAGTCAACAACAGTAGGAATAGTTAAGTTAATTGATTTCATTTGGTTATGCCAATACTTATTTAAAGTATCAGTGTAGCGTTGATGATTATGAATAGTTAAGATACCATCATCACTAAGAGTACAATATTTAGTGATAGAAGTAGTTGCTGCAATTTCTTTATGTTGCAGTATTTCTTCTTTAGATAAAGGATAGGATTTATTACGTTCCATTGTTTATTCCTTTCAATGGTAAAAGGTTTATTTATATAGAGATATTATATATATAAAATCTCCGGTGAAACGGCATCCTAGACCAGGCGAGCCGCCTTGTCAAGGCCGGGGTTTTTTCCCAACGATTTCAAGGGCTTGGCCGATAGTTTGGAATGGTTGCAACCTACCAAACCAAGCCGAGGTTTGCATATAGATTATATAAAAGGCTTATTATGTTATGTTATTACAATGATTAATTAAATAACATATGAAGGTTAAGAGAATATGGTCTATAGTAACACCTTAAACTTTTATTCCTTTAATCCTAATACCTTCCCTTAAATCATATAGTATATCGTATACCTTCCCTTAAACTATATAAGATAACGCAAGTATCAGGGCGAACATGTCGGTGTTTGTAGTAATGTACCTGTTAACTACCTGTAATTAAAAGCGATTTCACATAACCATATAAAATATACGGATATTATATAGCTAAGTTTACATCTTATTTAGATATATAAAGCCTGTGGATAACTTTGGGATTGTGTAATGTTTTCAAGGGTTTAAAAAAATGTTTGACAATGTTTTTTCCATCATTATATTGGGTTGCACAAGGCGAGGCGAAAACCGCCAAGCCAAATTAACTAGGATTATATAGGAGAATGTAATGCCTAGTAAAAAAATCAACCCCGTACAAATCACGCAACCTGCGACTAGTGAAGAAATGGTAACTGTTTCGTTTACATTTCCGAAAAGATTGTTGGGCGTATCTGATTGCCGAAATTATTTTCAATTACCGTATTCTGTTGACGGTACAATGTCAGGACATACGACCAACGGCACGGTAACGCCAGCGATCTTAGCCAAGGGAAAGGTTACTGTCCCAACCTCAATGGGTCGTGCTGCATGGGCTAAGAAGAATGGCAAACGGGAAGCCAAAGCGGTTGACTATACTAACTTCGCATAGTCAATCGAACTAGCCTAAAGCCTAGCTAGATATCCATTGCGATATCTGGCTAGAGCTTTGTCTAAATACCCACATAAAAAGTAGGGTCTTTAGCAGAGGGGGGGGAGGAAAAACTAGGGGGTCTGGGTCGTTATCGTATATACACTGACATAAATTTCAAAATTTTAGGTCTTGCAAAAACACCCCCTTTAGTTTATTTTTAGGATACCTATATCATATGGAGAAATTTCAATTATGCAACAAGTAGCAATTATAACAGGAATAACAGGACAAGACGGCTCATACTTAGCAGAGAATTTATTAAATGAAGGTGTACATGTATTCGGAGGTATCAGACGTAGTTCTGCTTCTCCTTATAACTTTGAACGTATAGCTCATCTTTTAGAACATCCTAATCTTAAACTTATTCATTTTGATATGATGGATGATTGTTCTATAGAGAAGTTTATTAAAACTATCTATGATCATGTACATAACATTTTACATTTAGGAAACTATATTGAAGTTTATAACTTAGCGGCTCAATCACATGTAGGGGATTCTTTTCGTATCCCTAGTGTTACACATCAAATAAATGCTTCCAGTGTTATAGTATTACTAGAATCTTTACGTACCCATTTTAAAAATAACTTTAGATTCTATCAAGCTTCTACTTCTGAATTATATGGAAATATAAAAATTAATAATAAGATGCCTAATAAGATAGAGGCTATGACAGAAAAGACTCCTTTTAATCCTGAGTCTCCCTATGCTATTGCTAAGATGGCAGCATATCTTACAGTACAGAATTATAGGAAAGCCTATAACATTCACGCTGTAAATGGTATTTTATTTAACCATGAATCTCCCAGGAGAGGGTTGGACTTTGTTACTCGTAAGATAACAAACTATGTAGCTCAATATGCTTTGAATAGAGTTCCTGGTAATCAGCCTTTACAATTAGGTAATCTTAGGTCTAAACGGGATTGGGGTGATGCTAGGGAATATGTTAAAGCTATGCGTAAGATGTTAGTAGAAGCAGAAGGAGATAAGGTAACAGATTATGTAGTAGCTACGGGGGATGTATATTCGGTACGTACTTTTGTTCAATTAGCATTTCAAAAGATAGGGATAATGGTAAATTGGACAGGAAATGGTATTAGAGAAAAAGGTAAGAATGATGCTAATGGTAAAGATGTATTGGTAGAAGTAAATAAAGATTTCTTTCGACCTGTGGATGTATTACATTTAATAGGAGATTCTACTAAAATTAAAGAGAATTTAAATTGGGAATCTACTGTATCTCTAAAACATCTTGTATCTGATATGGTAGAACATGATATTGAATTATTAAAAAAAGGAAACTGATGTTTATAGCTAATGAAAAATATAAAATGCTCTTTGTGGATTATCCTCTATCAATGGATCAGGTAGGATTTACATTAGGAGAATACATTCATCATAATAATAAAAAGAATGAGTATAAAGGACAAAAGGATATACTTCCATATTTCTGTTATTCTGTGGATATTCGCAATAAGATAGGAATAAAGGAGTGGAAGAAGCTCTATACCTTTGGTGTTATCCGTAATCCTTTTGACCGTATGATTGATATGTATGAGTTTTTTACAGAAGGGAGTTATGAAAGGTTGGCGTGGTGTAGAGGAATAAAGGAATCGAAAGAAGCTATAAGGGAACAACATAGATTAAAGAGTAGAGGATTTACCAAATGGTTATTGGATGATACTGCTTATGATCATTTACATACGGCTCCTTTTTGTGGCTATAGATTTACTCCCCAAATAAATTGGTTATCGGAAGTTAATGAAATCTTTACTTTTGAAAAAAGTAGTCCCTTGCTTAATAAAGTCTATAAACTTTCCAAGACAACGCTTCCTTCTTTTAAAGGTGTAGCAGAACAAAAAGCTACAAAGATAAAAAGAGCCAACTACTATAAACTAAAACCCAAGGCTATAGAAATAGTAGCTGACTCTTTTAGAGAAGATATAAAGATATTACCAAAGGAGTATGATTTAGTTTTCTGAGGTAGTTCTAACTTCAATCATCTTGGTATTCATCTTTTCTTTTTCTATTATCATATCCTTTACATGAATACTTAGTATACCATTTTTAAATACGGCTTCCTTTACTTCATAATCAGGATGGGATAAGGCTACCTTCTTATAATATTTATAATTAGTAAAAGGGTTTTTAGTAGTGATCATTTCCTCTTTTGTATCTTTGGTACGAATAATAAGATACCCATCTTTCTGCATCACATCTATAGTTGTACCGTCATGACCAGGAATTAGAAAATGAAAGAAATAAAGATCGGAATCATCTTCATCAGTAGTAACAATATAGTCACCTCCATAGTGAACACAGGGACGTTTAATCCCACTCCAAGGAAGTTCTCTTAGAACTTTTTTACTTTGACCAGCAAAGTTATTAAAGAGTCGATTCTCATAGTTAAAGAACCTATCACTGATCTGATCTATCATAGACTCAAACTCAGGAATTATATCATTGTATATATGCATAGTTTTTGTTTCTCCTTTTTAAATTAAGCAAGTTTTATGCTATGCTATAAACAATATTATACGTATAATAAAATACTTTGTCAAGAGGAATCAATACCTAATTATGAAAAAGTTTAAAATAAAAGAAATAGAATGGAAACCTACCAAAACCCGTAGACGTAAACGTAAGCATCCGTTGCATCATAGGAAGAAATTAACCCCTTCCCAATCTAGGCAACGTAAGAATGGTATGGTATACTAAAGAATGGCTATAAAACGTAAAGGAACTATGAAAGGTCATACTATTGGTGGTGGGCATAAACGCCCCACTAAAACTGGTGCAGGTATGACTAAGAAGGGTGTTGCTAAATACCGTAGGGATAACCCTGGTAGTAAATTAAAGACGGCTGTTACAGAGAAGAAACCTACAGGAAAACGTGCATCCAGACGTAAAAGCTATTGTGCGAGAAGTGCAGGACAAATGAAGAAGTTTCCAAAGGCTGCTAAGAATCCTAATAGTAGATTAAGACAAGCAAGGAAACGATGGAGATGCAGTTAAATAAAGTTACTCCTCTTTATACTAAGGATTGGTATTTAAAATGGGTTTCGTGTATCATATTATTAGTAGGAATGACTCTAACAGCCCAGAATATTTATCCTCTTAACCTTTTTGTTAATCTTATAGGCTTACTTGGTTGGTTAATTGTAGCTATTATATGGAATGATCGTGCTTTAATTGTTATTAATGCTGTAGGAGTTTCTATTTATGCTAATGGTATTGTAGGTTATTTATTATAGATGAATGTAACAGACCAAGATTATACAAAGGATTTAGATAGAGAAGTCCATATTATTTATGGAGAGTGGTCTACTGAGCGATTACGTGATACTATAAAGAGATTATGTAAAGAACGTAAGTTTAATTCTGCTGGTCGTGATTTACAGGACATGCGAAGAGAACTCCGTAGGAGATCAATTCGGATGCCAGGGCAAAAGCGGAAAAGGGATTATTCTAAAGCAGATCAACCCGATGAAACATATAGACTTAAACAGGAAAAGATGCTAGAAAATCCACCGCAACGGCTCAAACTATTCACACGATCACAACTTGTTGGGGGTTTATCTCCTCGACAAGAGAAGTTTTGTATGGAGTATATGGCTACAGGAGACATAGCTCATGCTTATAAAGCGGCTGGCTATGCTCTTGGTAAGACAGAATCCAAGACGAGACAAAGAGCTTGGGCTACTCTACATACAAACAAGAAGATAAAGAAGAGATTAGAAAACTTACGAGAGGAGGCACTAAGGAGGATGGCTTGGAATGCTGATAAAGTTTTGGAAAAAGTTTCTAGCGTTTATGAAAATGCTATGTCAGAAAATGATTTCACTAATGCGAACCGTAGTATGGAAACCATTGCGAGGCATTTGGGTATGTTTGTGGACAAGTCTGAACAAAGGGTTAAATTGTCTCATTTCTCTGATGAGGATAGTGAAGATAAAATTGAAAAAGATATACAAAGCCTTGCAGACGCTGTTGGCCTTCAAGTGGTTAACGGGGGGAAAAAATAAAGGTCCGAAACATACACCTAAGATAGATTAAGCTATGGAATTGTTATGGACTTTATTATTAACGCTTTTCTAGTACGGTATATTGATATCGTAAGTCTTGGTGTTATGTGTTAATTCTATGAAACGCTCTATATTCGATAATACAGAGACAGATGAAAAAACCGCTTTACGTTGGTGGATAGCTATAGCTATTGTTGGCCTGATAATGTGGTTTGTATTTGGGACGTTCTAATGGCTGAAGAAGAAGAATCTATTGTAGAGGATACATATAAAGCTTATACAGAGCTACCTTTTTGGCAACAGTTAATTGCTTCTGTTGCGCCTGTGAGTGGTGAGGCTATTTCTGCCTATGAAACTCCTATGTATGCAGAAGAAACTAAAAAAGAATTTGAAGAAGGAGATGTACTAGGAACAGCAGGAAGTGCTGCTATGACAGGACTATCTGCTTTAGGTACAATCCCTGGATTAGGTATGATGGCACGAGGAGTTAAAGGTGCTGGTAAAGTTGCACGTTCTATCGCTTTTCCTAAAGTTGAAGAAGGAACAGATTTAAAAAAGATATTTAAGACAACTGATAAAGATATTAAACAGTGGCAAAAGGAGAATAGACATCCTAAAGCTGGTACAAGAAGATATAGAGATAGAGAGTTAGAACAAACTGCTAGAGATTTAGATGAAGGTAATATAACAGTAGGTGAGTTTAAAGAAATTAGAGATTTTAAAAAGCCTTTAAGAACTTATGGAACAGTTCCAGAATTAAAATCAGAGTTTGAGATTTTTGCCTCCTCTCCCTCTAGGGTAGAGGCTGGAGGAATGCTAGGTATAAATAAAAATATTGAACAAGGAACTAGAGCAAATACCAGATTTGATATTGATGCTTATAATAACTATGATAAATATCTAGTCCGTGTTGGTGATTCTTCTAATAAGACATTAGGATATGGACAAACAGCGGTAATGAAAGATGTTAATTTTAATTATAAACCACACACATCTTTTAGGATAGCTAAAGGAAAAACTAAAACTCCTTTTGCTACAATGGAAGGGACTTGGCAGGATATAAATCCTCAAGCTGCTAAAGACTATGCAGATAAAGCTATTAAAAGTGAAGAATGGGTAGAAGTAAGTTTTGATCCTGCTGCTAGATTATCCTTCTATAATAGGGCTACAGGAGAACCTGTGTTTAATGCTGATGAAGCTATACAGATTGGACCTATGATTTTAGCTAGAGGAATTAAAAAACCTACAGCAGAACAATTAGAAAAATTAGTTGTGACTACTAAAGCAGGTAAAGATATAACATATGTTAAAGGCGGTGTAATCCGTAACCCATACTCCTACGCTCCTAGAGATATCTAACTCATGAAAGAAGACTACATAGAACTACGAGAGAAGCTTTTTGAACAAGCTATAATTAAAGCTCGTACTAATTTCCTTACCTTTGTTAAACTAATGGTTCCTCATCTTATTGCTGACTTTAAGATGGGAAAGCATATAGAACTTCTGGCTCACAAACTTCAACAGGTACAGGAAAATAAACTTAAACGTCTGATGGTTTTCCTACCGCCTCGTAGTTCCAAGTCTGTTATTTGTTCTAAACTTTTTCCTGCTTGGTATATGGGAAACCATGCCAACCATGAAATACTTTCCGTATCCCACTCTGACCAATTAGCTTCTGACTTTGGCAGGGCTGTTAGGGATATTGTTAATACGGATGTATATAAAGAAATATTCCCTGAAACTACTCTACGTTCTGATGTTAGGGCTGCTGGTAAATGGCAGACTAATCAGAATGGTGTCTATATAGCGGCTGGTGTTCGCTCACAGATTGCTGGTCGTGGATGTCACGTAGCTCTTCTTGATGATGTTATGTCAGAAGAAGACGCATTTTCAGAAGCTGGTCGTAGATATATCAAAGAATGGTATCCTGCTGGTCTAAGGACACGATTAATGCCGAATGGTAGTGTTGTGATCATAAACACGAGATACCATGAAGATGATATCTGTGGCTGGCTTCTGGAAACGGAAAAGGAAAGACAAAAAGAAACAATATTTGATAATGGTGATAAGGATGATATAGAGATTGATGAATGGGAAGTTATAAAGATACCAGCTTGGTTGGATGATGAATCGGCTGATATTTTAGACCTTCCTGTAGGTTCTTCCTATTTTCCTGAATGGAAACCTAATGAATTATTAAAGAAGGATGAGATAGAGATACGTTCACAAAACGGTAGTAAATACTGGCAATCCCTTTATATGCAAGACCCCACACCTGATGAAGGTGGTATATTGAAGAAGGATTGGTTTAAGATTTGGGAATATAGCGATGATCCTCCTGATTGCGATTTTATTATCCAGACCTGTGATACAGCGTTTTCTGCTAAGACTACTGCTGATTATTCTGTTATTCAAACTTGGGGTATCTTTACTAGGGTTATGACTGATAGCTATGGAACAGAGTCTATGGTAGCTAATCTTATCCTTTTGAGTAACATGAGAGAAAGATTAGAATATCCAGAGTTGCGTAGTACTGCACAACAGATGTATGATAGTTATGAACCAGATGTTATAATAATTGAAAAGAAAGCATCAGGACAGTCTCTTATTCAAGATTTGAGAAGGGCTGGCTTGCCTATTCTTGAATATAACCCTGATAGAGATAAGGTTACTAGAGCTAATGCATCCACTCCCATACTTGAAGCTGGTAGAGTTTGGCTACCTAATAAACCTTTTGCACAGGATTTAATTAATGAAGCTGCCGCCTTTCCCCATGCAACCTACGATGATCAAGTTGATGCAATGGTGATGGCTATATTGTATATGAAGGATTCATGGAAGATTGATCATCCATTGGATGCCTTCCAGATACACGAAGTAGAAGATAATTACTATAAACCCAAACGGGTTGGCTATTGGAGGATTTAAATAAAATGGCTGAGAAAAAACTTAAAGATGCTGTAAAGGATTGGTATG